ATATTGTTATTGATAGGATTAATTTAAGTGTTAAAGATAGTGCAGGAACAACCGAAACACATGGTAGGTTTATTTTCTATAGAAACCCTGGTTCTATGACTAATGGAACTTCAGTATCAGTAACTACACCGAATCTTAATTTTGGTAGTTCTAATACTTTAGAAGTTACTACTGAAAGGGGTCAAAACGGAGCTGGTTTTACAACAACGTCAGATGTCTTTGGAAGTCCAGTAGTTCCATTACAAAATATAACATTTATTAGTTCAGTTGCAACATTACCAAAAGGTTCTAGTGTAGGTTTTTCGTTTGTCACACCAACATCAAACACCTCGGTTCAAGTTGCAGTAGGATTAAATGTTTATGAAACTTTAGAAACATAATATGTCAATAAAAACAAATATTGAGGATGGTACGGGTAATGGATACTTAGCTAAAGTATCCCCTGAAGGTTTTCTTTACACACAAGAAGCTCCTTATCCTCCAGTTGGAGAAGAAACTAAAATAACGGTTTATAGAGAATTCTTAACCCTTAATAATGATGGGGTAACAACTAGTATGAGGGTTGCTGGTTCATTAGCAAGTCCAGAAAGATTTTTTATAAATGCTGAACCAAATTATGATATATATATAACCACAGTTTCTTTTTTAATTGCTGCGGTATCAGCAACACTTTCTGAGTTTGGTACTTCCCCTGCGTTAACAAATGGTTGTAGGTTTTATTATGAAGACAGTAATGGTGAAATTAATATTGGTACGAATTTAACTTCTAATTGGGAATTTGTTCGTTTATGTCAAGGGCAACCAGCATTTGGTACTGGTACTGCTGCTTTTTTAGGTACAAATGTTATTGGTACTAGTGAAGCCTTTATACCCGTTTTTGATTTTAGAAATTTCGGTTTTAAATGGGGGTTGAGGCTGGCTGCCGGCACTAATAATAGATTGGTTTTAGAAATAAACGATAATACAGGTGGTGCCGCAACAACCGAGTTCAACGCAATTGCGTATGGTTTTAGAAGAAAAATAAACTAAAATTATTATGTCAAAATCAGCCAAAATTGTTGCAGAAAATAAAAAATCTAAAGTTTCCGAATACAGTCTGTTTGAAATAGACTCTGATTCCCCACCGTTAACTGACAATAAAACATTTATTTTTAGTAGTTACTTAACTTTAAACGGGGATGGGGTTACAAATAGTATGAAAGTGGATGGGTCAACAACTCCACAAGATTTTTATATATCAGCGGAAAAGGATTTTGATATTTATATAACGTCTTTAAATTTTTTTATTGCTGCCGAATTGGTTAACCCTGAGTTAGGTGAATTCGCTAACATCCCTCCTTTAACAAATGGGTGTCAATTATTGTATCAAGATAGTTTAAATGGTGATATAATAATATCGGATAATTTATCTACTAATTTTGACTTACTACGTATGGTTGGTTTTAAACCTGCGTATGGTGCTAGTGGTACTAATTCTTTTCGTATTGATAATGTTTTTTCTGGTAACGATGGTGGTTATTTTGGTGTTTTTAATTTTAAAAATTACGGTTATGATTCTGACTATGTGGGTGGTATTAGATTAAAGTCCGGTACAACTGATAAATTAATTTTTAGAGTCAGAGATAATTTAAATTTATCTATAAGTTCTATATCTACTTTTGATTTTAAGGCTTATGGTTTTAAACTAAAACTTAGCTAATTAATTTTCATCATACAAATCCTTTTTCTGTTTGGTTGGATTTGGTTTTTCTTTACACTTTTCTCTAATTAGTTTTTCAACAAAAGAAAACATTTTAAGACCGTTTTCTTCACAATAGTTTTTTAACAACTCATGTGTTGTTGAAGTTATCTTTATGTTTTTATCTCTTTTCATATGATAGTATTACATAAATATTACACTATTCATATAAAAGTATGACACTATTCATATTAATAGTGATTTATTATTTACTTTTTAAAAACTTTTGAAAAACAGACCAATATTTATAATAAAAATAACATAAACAAAAAAAATAATTAAATGGCTTCACAAAAAATATTTGTATCACCAGGTGTCTTTACTTCAGAAAAAGATTTAACCTTTGTGTCACAACAAGTTGGTGTGACAACTTTAGGTTTAGCTGGTGAAACCTTAAAAGGTCCGGCTTTTGAACCGATTTTTATTACAAATTACGATGAATTTTTAACAATTTTTGGTGGGTTAAGTCCTGAAAAATTTGGTAATAATAAACCAAAATACGAACTTCCATATATTGCTAAATATTACCTAACACAATCAAACCAATTATTTGTATCTAGGGTATTGGGTTTAACTGGTTATGATGCTGGTGATGGATGGGCTATCGTATCGAAAGCTAATTACAATCCTTCCACTATTGTTACTGGTGCAACCACAACATTTACAGCGGATTTTACTGGTGGTACTTTTTATTATAATTTTACTGATCCTAATGCAGAATATCTTTATAACTTAGGTTTATACCCTAATGGTGCTACATTAACCACTACAGATGTACCTGGTGTGACACCTGTATATCCAGAAGGTATAACTTTTGATAGTAATACTTATCCTAACTTTACTGGTGCCTCTACGACAATAAGTTTATTAACTATAACCGGTGATTCGGGTTCAATTTCTGGTACCGTAACAACCTATACAGCAACAGCTTATACAGAATACGATGGTTTAACTTTGGCTTTATTAAGATCAAGAGGAACTTATATTAGTGATAACTTTTTATGGTCTACAGATCAGTCATATCAAGGTTTAGTAGGTGGTTTGTCTTTAAACAGTACAAACCCTTTAGCACAGTTTTCTTTATCAGCATATTCTATAGGATTAAGTGCTAGTTCTGTTTATGATGTTTCATTAGATAGAACAAGTAGAAATTATATAACTGGTGTCTTAGGTGAAGATTGTACAGACAAAACATCAAAAATTTATGTAGAAGAAATCTACCCTAATATGTTACAAGATTTAATTGATAACAATTATATTTTAGGTTTAAAAGATGAGTTAATCTATATAAGTAATATAGATAATTATAAACAACAATATCAAACTCCTGAAACTCCTTGGGTTGTATCTGAATTACGTGGTAATCAAGTATTTAAATTATTTAAATTCGTATCAATCTCTGATGGTACTGCAGCAAATACTGAAATTAAAATTTCTATTCAAAATATAGATCCAGACGGAAAAGAATTTGATGTCGTAGTTAGACAGTTTAATGACACTGACGCAAGACCTTCAATTCTTGAAACGTACGCTAAATGTACTATGGAACCTAATTCTAATAATTTTATAGCAAGAAGAATTGGTACAGCGGATGGTGAATTTACTTTAAACAGTAGATTTATCATGGTAGTTATGAATGATAACGCACCGTCAGACGCTTTCCCAGCTGGTTTTGAGGGCTATCGTGTTAGAGATTATGTTGGTAGAACATTTTCGTCTTCATCTCAGTTAAGTTATTTACCACCTTTTATTGACTACAAAACAACTTACGATCCTGAGAATGAAAGGATTAGAAGAGTTTATTTAGGTATTAGTGATACAGTAGGTATTGATTCTGACATGTTCCAATGGAAAGGTAAAACAGACGATAATAAATATTGGTCGGCAACAACTAAAGGATTCCATATGGATAGTGGAGCAACCATTGCAGGTAATTTTGAAGTTGGTGAGGCCGAATTTAGAGACTCTCTTGGGATTGAGGGTACAATATATGAAAGTACTACGGCAAGAAAATTCACGTTTGTTCCTTATTGGGGTTTTGACGGATGGGATTGTCATAGAACTTCAAGAACTAACACAGATAGATATCGTATCGGTAAGTCAGGATTTAACACAGGTTTAGCTAACGGCCAATTCCAACAACTTGGTCCACAAGACGGAACTTCTGATTTATACGCTTATTGGAACAATATTAAAACTTTCGCAAACCCTGAGGCTGTAAATATTAATGTGTTTGCAACACCTGGTATAGATTGGTCCCCATCATTATCTTTAGGTAACAATTATTTAGTACAAGAAACTATAGATATGATTGAGGAACAAAGAGCTGATTCAGTTTATATTGTAACTTCCCCTGAAAATGTTGAGTACGATACTACTGATGATACAATAGGTTTTGGTTTTAATTCAGTAACAATAAATGACGCCTCATCTTTAATAGATTTATTAGATGCAGCCGATATAGATTCTAACTATACAGCCACATACTGGCCGTGGATTCAAGAAAGAGACGATGAAAACAATGTTAATGTTTGGTTACCACCAACATTAGAAGTTTGTCGTAACATCGCTTTAACTGATAATGTAGCATTTCCTTGGTACGCTGTAGCTGGTTACAATAGAGGTTTAACAAACGCACTTCAAGCCAGATTTAAACTTACTGAAGAAGATAGAGACACACTTTACGAAGGACGTGTAAACCCAATGGCAACTTTCTCTGACGTAGGTGTTGTAATTTGGGGTAATAAAAACTTACAAGTTAAAGATTCTGTTCTTGATAGACTTAACATTAGAAGGTTGTTATTACAAGCTCGTAAATTAATTACAGCGGTTGGTGTAAGATTATTATTTGAACAAAACGATCAAATTGTTAGAAATCAATTCTTAAACTTAGTTAACCCTATTTTGGATAACATTAGAAAAGAAAGAGGTTTAGCTGACTTTAGAGTTCAATTATCTAATGACCCTGAAGAAATTGATAGAAATGAGATGAGAGGTAAGATTTTCTTAAAACCAATACCTTCACTTGAATTTATCATAATCGAGTTTAATGTAACACCTACTGGTGCATCATTCGATAATATCTAATAAATTAAAAAGAACCTATGTAAAAGTAGGTTCTTTTTCTAAAATAAACATATTTATATATAAAAACTAATTATGTCAAAAATAGTTAAAAAGAAAGACCTTGATGTACTAATTGAAAGTACTTTAGAAAAGGCTGGTATTAATAAACCAAAAAAAGTTGTAACTGAGTCTAAAAAAGAAACTAAAGTTATTACTGAGTCTAAAGAACTTATTAACGAGGATATTAAAAAAGATTTAGAAAGATTTAATAAATTAACATCTTTTAATTACAAATACTAATAATAAAATAAAATGAGATATAAAGTAACCAAAGACCAACTTGAAAGAATAGTTGAAAATTTTGTAATGGAGGCTTCAATTGAATCTAAAAAAGCTTCTGTAAAAGATATGATTCCCTCACAAGCTGCAGCAGCTAAGAAACATGTTAAAAATAAAATGTCGGGAGATATGGTAGACCAATCAGAAGGAATGCCATCTGTTACTCCAATGAAGAAAAAGCTTTCTCAAGCATCTGACGCTAAAAAACATATGTCTAATATGAAAGTTAAGCATACAAACAAAGCTAAAGTTGTTAAAGAAGCGGAAGAAATGGAAGGACAGCCATCCAAACAAGAAATAATGGCGTCTTTACAAAAAGTTATAAAAAAAATTAATCTTAATGATTTTAAACAAGCGTTAGAAAAAAAAGGTATTGACTCTAAAGAAGAGGCTAAAAAAATAGCAACTAATGCAGCTAAACAAGCAGCGACTGACAACATGGGTGATAAAGATTACATGGAAGGTATGGAAGAAGGTGTAGGTGGTTTTGTAAAAAAATATAAAGCTGGAATTGGTGTTGGTTTATTAATGGCAGCTTTAGCAGGTTTAGGTTATGTAGGTGAGTCTGCTGAGGCAATTGTAAAAACAATGCGTGAAGATTCAGTTTTAACTTCAGTATTACAAAATCCTCTTTGGGTTGGTTCTATTGTTTCAGCAATCGCTGGTGTTGCCTTAACTGGTTCAGCGGTATCTGATGAAAATAAAAGAAAACAAGACGAAGCTAGATTACAGGTAGTGAACCAACTTAAGAAAAAAGGTTACACTGAAGAAGTTAAAGATGATAAAGGTAATATTGTTAGTTTAAAAAACCCTAAAACAAACAAAACTTACGAACTTTCTTAATAGATAGTATAAAATAAAAAAACCCTTAGAAATTCTAAGGGTTTTTTGTTATATATAGGTTTTATTATTTTTTATTTTGTTCAAGTAGTTTGACACCTAAAATAGACTCTAACATACTGTTGTTATTACCACCTGATGTATTACCGTTGATATATGTTGATGGTAACGTAACTTCAGACAATGCTTTAGCAACACCAATTTTAGTATCCATTTCAAATTGTGCTCTTTCTTGTGGTGTTAAACCAGCTGCCACCAATTTAGCGTTTTTATAAGATTCAGCATCCGCCTGAGTTTTTGTTTTTTGAGCTTGTAATTGAGCCGCTTTGGTTTCAAGTTCAGCCACTTGGACTTGGGTTTGTGCTGCCACAACTAATTTAGTTTGTTCAACCTTTTGTTTATATTCAGTTTCAATTAAGGTTTTTTCACCCTGAGCTTTAGCCGTTAAACCTTGTTGTTGTGCCGTAATCAACTCTTGTTTTGCGATAGATGCCTTAGTAGACGCGTCAATCTTTTTACCTAACATATTATCAACACGAGTTTCATAATCCACGTCCGTAATATTAGCGTCAGCTACAGTTATACCATACTCTTTAATAGAAGATATTTTACGAACAGGGTTACCGTTTTTATCAGTTTGAATTTTAGTTTCATACAGTCTTTTATTTTCTTTTTCCAAAGAGTCATAAACCATAAGTTCATTTGTTTTTAAAAGATACACACCACCACGTAATTGTTCGCCAAAATCTTGGGACATTGTTGCTCTACCACCTGAATAATGCATTTCAGAAGACATTAATTGTGCGGATGATTGTAAACATTCTTTAGTATAAGGCGCTAATCGTTTAGTCACGAGTGATTGTGGTGTTCTATGTGCGTTATGCATCGTAATCATTTCAGTTTCATCGGACGGTAAAATATATTGTACAATACCACTAACATCCGCTGTTGTAGCATCCCCACCAAAACGAATTTTAATCTTCCCAATTTCAATGGTACCATCTTTCATTTCCATATCAGTTGTAGTATCTTGATAAGATACAGAAATTTGATTTGGCCATTCTGTGGTTTTACAAAAAAATCCTGAATAATAAATCCCTGGTTGATACTGTACAAATTGATTTCCACTCATTTGTTCTACCACGGTTCGATGTCCAGCGTCATTCCATGAAAAAGGGTTAATAAATAAAAATACTATAATTCCGATTATCGAAAGAACTGCTGTCGTAATCCATTTAATTGGTAATTTGGTTTCCATTTTTGTTTTTTAGTTTATAAATTGTTTGTTTTTTCTTTTAATTTTTGGGTTTGAGTCAATTGGTCTTTCCAATATTGTAAATCTTTTTCTGCACCTTCAATACCCGACATTTGATCCAATTCCGCTCTCATAATTTTAATTTTAATTTTTTCAATTAAAAATTCTATTTCTTCGGTGGTGGTCGGTTTTGGTATTTTGAATGATTTAATAATTTTAAAGCCGGCATATACTGTTAATATAATAAGACCTAAAATTATAAAAAATATTAATAGTCTGAACATGTTTTTATTTTTTAGATTGAATTATTTCGTCGATAATACCGTATTTTAAAGCCTCTTCAGCCGATAACCATAAATCACGTTCGGCATCTTTTGCCACTTGTTTTGCGGTTTTACCACAATACTCACCAAGAAGTTCAAAAAGAATTTCATTGGTTTTTTCCCACTCTTTCATGGTAATACGTGCATCTTGAATATTACCCATTGCTCCACCACTTGATTGGTGTAACATAGTTTTTGAGAACCTTAGAGAACTTCTCATCCCTTTTGTCCCCGCTCCTAACAATACGGAACCCATTGATGCGGCCATACCTGTATTAACCGTTGCAATTGGGGCCTTTATGTAAGACATTACGTCTACCATACTAAGACCTGATTTTACGGAACCACCAGGAGAATCAATGTGCATTGTAATTGTTTTTTTAGAGTCTTGTTGATCCAAGAAAAGTAATTGAGCTTGTACTACTGTTGACATTCTATCGTTAACTGGTCCTGCAACCCAAAGTAGGCGGTCCATCATTAAACGTGAGAAAATATCAATCTGAGTCGCTCGCATCTCTCTTTCTTCCAATACATAAGGTGTCATACTACCTTGAACGGTTGTTGGTATTTGTGACATAAAGTTTTGGTAACTGTGCAACGTGTTTGACCCAATACCTTGGTCTTTAATAGCAAATTTTTCAAATTCTGTCATATTAACTTAAATTTTGTTTATACAAGGATATTTATAATAAAGTTAATAGTCAAAAAATATTAAATAAAAAATTATAAATACCAGATATTTATAATAAAAAGATAACAACTTAAAAAAATAAAATATTATGGCAGATTTATTAATGAGGATGCCGGTTCCTTACGAACCGAAAAAACAAAACAGATTTATCCTTAGATTTCCTTCACCATTAGGAATTCAAGAATGGTTTGTGAAATCTTCATCAAGACCAAAAATTTCTCAAGAAGAAACTGAAATTCAGTTCTTAAATACTTCGACTTGGGTAATTGGTCGTTTTACTTGGGATACTATTGATGTTACTTTCCGCGACCCAATTGGTCCTTCAGCGGCACAAGCTTTAATGGAATGGGTACGTCTTCATTCTGAATCTGTAACTGGTCGTCAAGGTTACGCGGCAGGTTATAAGAAAGATATTGAATTAGAATTACTTGACCCAACAGGTGTTGTAATCGAAAAATGGATTCTTCAAGGTACAATGTTAACAAATGTTGACTTTGGTTCATTAGATTACAGTTCTTCTGATATCGCTGAGATTACCGGCACGTTAAGATTTGACCGTGCAATTCATGTTTTCTGAAGTATCGGTCTATCAAAGTTGACTTTACTATCCCTTTTAGTATATTTATTGCTAAAAGGGATTTTTTATGCAACACATTTGTAAAATTTGTAATCAAGAATTAACAAACCCACAGGGGTTATCGGCTCATTGTCGTTTAAAACATAAAATGAAAGCCGAAGATGTTTATATCGAATATTTTTTAAATGGAATAACACCTACTTGTGCCTGTGGTTGTGGTGAAAGGCCAAAATATTTAGGTATTTATGAAGGTTTTAGAGAATACATACATGGTCACGCTTCTCGTGTACATAATAATTGGGGCCACAACCCTGAAGCACATCGTAAAGCTGGTGAAACCCAAAAAAAACTTTATGAAAGTGGTGAATTAAAAATATGGAATAAAGGTTTAACTGTTGACACTGATGATAGGGTTAGAAAATATGGTATGTCAGTTTCAAAATATAAAAAAACTGATGAACATAAAAGAAAAATTAAAGAAACTCAAAGTAGAAATTGGTTAGAAAAATATGATGAATTGGTTGAGAAATGTTCTAAACAGTCAAAAGAGTATTGGTCTAAAGAAGAAAATAAAATCCAACAAAGATTTAATAGGTTAGATTATTTTAAGAATAAAATGTCAAGTCATAAATCCAAACTAGAGCAAAAGTTTGAGGATTTATTAATCGAACTTAATATCCAATTTATTAATCAACACCCTTTAAATGGTTATCTATACGACTTCTATATCCCCAAACATAATATTTTAATTGAGGTTGATGGTGATTGGTTTCATTGCAATCCAGATGTTCATCCTGAGGCAATCCATGAAATTCAAAAGTTTGTTAAAGAAAATGATGAACGTAAAAATATTATCGCAAAAGAAAACAACATTCCCTTACTAAGATTTTGGGAAAAAGATATAAATGATTCGATTGATTCGGTAAAATCCAAATTATCTGAATATTTATAATAAAATGAAAAATATTATCCGTAAAATATTAAAAGAAGAACAAGACGAATTTGAATGGGTTCGTGGTTTTGATACTTCCGAGGCTGAAAAAACTGTCAAAAAACCTTTTGCTAAAATAGAAAGTGACTATAATTTTGATGCTTTTAACATTTATGATATGATGGTTGATGCCGGTATTAAAGATGTTGATAAATTAATGGAAATCGGTGAGGAAATGTATGACCAAGTAGAAAGGGTTTACGATGATGGTCGTGATTCTGGTTATGATTCTGGTCGTGACGATTGTACTTGTGAAGGTTGTTGTGACGATTATGTTTATTATGAAGACGCAGATAGGGAAAAAGAAGAGGCGGAAGAAGAAGGGTATAATAGAGGTAGAGAAGAAGCTGCAGATGAAATCCAAGAATTAAAAGATAGAATCGAAAAATTAGAAAGTCAGTTAAATGAAAGTATTAATAAAAAAAATATTAAAAGAATCTGAGTGGTTTGACGAATTAAATTTTAGTCAAAATGATTTACCCTTTGAGGTTTCCCAAACACCCATGAATCGACCAAAGATTGCTAATGTGTTTGTCATGAAAACCACATGGGAATATGGTGATTCTTATCTTAGAGAAGAAGTCTCTTTTAAATCTGACGATGATATATCATTTCAAAGATTTATAAATGTTTGTAAATTTTATATTGCTTTATTTGAATCCTATAATAAAAATGGTTATGAACGTTGGCAAGATGTCTCTAGGATAGCTAAAAGTGTTGGTTTAGGTTTAGGTTCTTATGATGAAGAATCTATTTACGGTACACCAAAAGATGTGTCTGACTTTATTTTTGGGGGTGATTATCCAGCTACTTTGGATCAGGTTGAAATTTCTTACTTTGACAAAGGTGGGGTTGAATACCCGGTTAGATTAAAAGACGAATAACGAAAAAGGGACTATTAAGTCCCTTTATTTTTTACCAATCATAATCTTCGTCCCAATTACGGCTTTCATAATATGGACCGTATCCATAATCTTTTTTATTATGTTCAGAATAAATAAATTCCCCACTATTAAAAATATCATTATCATCTTTTTCTTCTTCTTCATTTAAAAGACTTTTTCCTGTATATTTTTTAAGATAAGAATTATTATACCTATCTTCTTTTGGGTTTTCGTATTTCTTTTCACCTAGTTCTGTCACAATTTTTAAACCTAGTTCATAACCGTTTTGAACGTCATCGACAACAACATATTCATTATCAGTATGATAACGATAATATCCAGCCGCCAAGTTTAAACAAGCAATGTTAAACTTTTCCATAATTTGCCAAACATCAGTATACGGATGATATGCCCAATCAGTAATACCATGTTCTTTAATTAAACCCGATACTTTATCTGCGAATTCCGATTTTTGATTAAACAAGTAACGACCCATTAATGTCAAACTCATTGAGTTTCCACCTGGAGAATCGTATTGAATAACATAACCAACATTCTCAAAGAATTTTGGGTCCGCATACATACTACCCTTACAACCAATTTCTTCTGAAACAAAAAACGCTGCTTTTACATTTGGTAATGTGTCCAACATTTCAAGAGCTAAATAAACACCACATTTATCGTCACCACCGATACCTGAAGCCTTTTTAGTGACTTTGTCCATACCGGTAAGAATAACCCCATCTTCAATACTTTCTGTCTGTACAACTACCATGTTCATATTAATTGGGTGGACGGTATCAGTATGTGCAACAAAACAAGGAAAATTTTTACTGTTACCTTTTGTTACATAAATGTTACCGTGTGAGTCAGTATAATGGTCATAACCTTTTTCGGTTAAAACTTTTTGTAAATACTCAATCATAAGTTTTTCATTACGAGAGTGGGTCGGTACTGAAAGAACCTCAGTTAATCGAGTTAATTTATTTTGTGTCATTTTCATATCGTTATTAATTAATATACAAATATAATAATCTTTCCTTAGATAATAAAATAATTCATATGAAAAATTAAAATAAATCTATTTATGTATATAATCTTTACTATTATAGTAAAAGTTTTAAGGTTAATTAGAATAACAAATTTAGAAAAAAGTTTTTATAATGTCAAAACAACAAACACAAGAAGTTCAATTTCAAGCCCCATTCGATGTAATTCCTTTGCCTTCAAAAGGTCTTTTATATCCTGGTCAACAAGGTAGTGTAAAAGTAGAGTATATGACCGCAATGGACGAAAACATTCTTACATCACCAAATTTGATTAAGAGTGGAAAAGTTCTTGATATATTATTAGAAAGAAAAGTTAAAGAATCCCCAGTTCCATTTGACCAACTATTGGTTGGTGATAGAAACGCGATTATGATTTGGTTACGTGCAACAGGTTATGGTGAAATGTATCCTGTTAAGTTAACCGATCCATCTAGTGGTGTTGAATTTGAAACTGAAATTGATTTATCGGCTTTAAAAACAAAAGAATTACCTGAAGGTGTTGAGCCCGACGAAAAAGGTGAATTTTCTTTCTTATTACCAAAAAGTAAAAGAAAAATTAAATTTAAACTTTTAACTGTTGCTGACGAAAAAAATATTGTTTCTCGTTCCGAAAAATATGAAAAAGCAACAAAATCCCAAATTTCAAACACTTTAACTTATAGGTTACAAGCACAAATTAAAGAAATTGATGGTAATCGAGATATTAATTTTATTCAACAATTTATTAATGTGATGCCAGCTTACGATTCACTTAAATTCAGAGAATATTCTGACTCAATTGAACCAGGTATAGATATGTCGGCCGAGGTGGAGGGACCGACAGGTACATTTCAAGCTCCATTTACCCTCGGACTCAACTTTTTTTGGCCTAACGTTAGAGTATAATTTAGGTCTTAAAAAAGAGATTTATTATATGGTTAAACATATGAGGTTTTCTTACGAATCTGTTCAAAATATGCCTGTGTGGGAAAGAAGAATTTATCTTGACTTTTGGCAAAAAGAATTAGAAGAACAGAAAAAAGAATACGATAAAGCTAAATCAAAAAGAAAATAATTTAAATGGGGTTAATAGCCCCATTTTTTATTTGGTTGATATTTATAAATAAACATTTTTAATGTCGGTAATTTTATTAGATAAAAATAAATTTAAAAATTTATTAAAAGAAGATTTAACTTCTGGTAAATATAACCCTATAAACCCTTATAGTACTTTAGCCGGTTCTTCTTCTGATCCTACCGAAGTAGTTAAAAATTTGGGTGGTGATGATGTTGGTTCTGCTAAAGCACGTTCAGAATATCTTAGAGACAAAATTGAAAAAAATTTTAGTGAACTAGGTATACCTTCCTATAATCTTATGGGTTATATGAAATCACAGGGTATTTTTACTCTCGAATTAATCCAACAATATAACGAACCGTTTGATTTTTCTTTTGTAAAAGAAGACGGTCAAAAATTTTCAGGTAAAGCGATTTATAATAAAAAGTTATCGGAAAAGTTTAAAACTTTGGTTTTAGATTTAAATAACGGTGAGGTTAAATTAAAATTTACACCAGAATCTTTAAAAAGACCTTTTTTAGCTAAAAAAAACATATGGGGTAAATATAAAGATAAATTAGCTTTAATGGGTTTACAAACAAACGCTTTTTTTGATGTAGAAATTTCAGGTGATTTAACACCTAAAACTAAAGAAGAGGAGGATAATAAAGAAAACTTAGGTGAAAAAGGTAGTTATTATAACGGTGAAGATTTACAAGAAGTTAATACAAAATTAAATGATATTAAAGAAAATGCTAAATTTTTTACTGTTATAAAACAGTACAAAGATGATCCTGATTTTCAAAGAATGTTCTTAGATAGTATTGTAAATACCACAAAATCTATAAAAATAAATCAAAAATCACTTTTAGCAACTTTAAAAGATTTAAAAGCATACGGATTGTTAGAAATTAAAAAAAAAGGCAAAGGAAGAAAATTAAAAAAATTTAAAGCTAATTTTCAAAACTTTATGTCCGATTTATTTTCCTTATTCGCTAAAGTATCTAAAAACGGTAAACAATCAGAAACTTTTAAAGTAATTAAAAATTTCTATAAAGAACTTTATATTATAGCCTTAAAAGGTGAAGGTGTAACATCACAAACAGAAAAAAACATTCTTTTAAAAAAGATGATTTTGGTTTTTTCTATATTTTTAAAAAAGTTCACTACTTTACCTGAAATGACAAAAGGTAGATATGGTAAACCTGAAAATAAAGAAAAGGAGATTAAAGTTAAAAAAACATCTAAAGTTAATATGAATACTGTGGAATCTATTATTAACAGTATTGCTGATAACATAAAATTAATCACTGAAGAAGAAAAAAATTCTTTAGAAAAGATAAAAATTTTAAAAATAGGTATATTACAAGATTTAGACCCAGAGGAGAAAGAAAGTAAAGAAATTAAAATTTCTGATAAAAAATTTATTAAATGTAAGGCTGATTTAAGGTTTGAGTCTGACGAAGATGACACTATTTTTAATAAAGCCACAAAAAAACAAATTGTTGAGGGTTTATCTAAAGGTACTTTTTTTGTTAGAATGACCCAAAAACCAAAAGGTTTAGTTTTAATATTTAGTAAAACTAATAATGAATCAGGTTCGTTTTTCACTTTGGCTGGTAAAAATATAAAAAGTCCTAAAGACCCTAGCCAATGGAAGGGTGAAGTTGTAGTTGGTGATAAGGCTATGGGTAATAAAGATTTTAAAGGTTCTAAGGCCTTTATTAAAAAATTAGTTTTAAGTAAATAATGGCTGACGATAATTACGAAAGAACAAAAAAGGAAGCCGAACTCAGGGAACAGATAGCAGAGGCGGTTAAAGAGTCCACCAAAAACTTACAGAGTTATGCGGACGTTCAAAAAACTATTGCCAAAAACTATAAGTTAATGAAAGAACTTGCTGAAGAAACAGCAAGAAATGAGGCAAAAATAAATGAATTATTAAAGAAATCTGGAGGTATTTTAACTGATGAGATTAAAGTACTTCAAAAGATAAATGAACAAAATAGACAACAATACGCTTTATATCAAGGTATAAACAAAGAGTTATCTAAGACAAAAAGTTTATTCAAATCAATTGGTGGTTCTATTTTGGATGGAGCTAAGGCTTTGAAAAATGAATTCATCCCTTCATTGTCTGAGATATTTCAAAAGTTTTTAGCAATTGACCATTTGGCTCATCAAACTGCAAATACTTTAGGTTTTCAAGGTACTAAATTTAAGTTAATGGCAGACAATCTTTCTGTTACTAGAGAAGAGTTTGCTGCAATGGGTTTTGATATTGAGTCAGCATATAAAGCTCAATCAGCTATGGCTGACGCAACTGGTAGACAAGTGATGTTAACAAAACAGGCATCAAAAGCTATGGCAGAAACAGCTAGAATCACAGGAATGGAGGTTGAGGAGTTGGCTGGTATGACGGGTGAGATGGAACTTTTTGGTTTGGGTGCTCAACAAGCCACATCTATGATTTTACAGATGTCACAAGAAGCATCCGATATGGGTCTTAACTCAGGTCAGGTTATTAAAAAGTTTCAACAAAATTTAGGGTTATTAAATAAATTAAATTTTAAAGCAGGGGTTAAAGGTCTTAAAGAAATGGCCAAATTCTCTGAAAAATATAAAATAGATATGCAAGATGTTGCCTCAGTCGCGGATAAGGTTTTTAGACCTGAAGGTGCGATTGAAGCTGCGGCTCAATTACAAGTTTTAGGTGGGGATTTAGCAGCATTAGGTGACCCTTTTACTTTAATGTATAAAGCACGTAACTCTCCTGAAGAGTTGGCTAAAAGTTTAACAAAAGCTGCAACCGCATCAGCTACTTTTAATGAAAAAACAGGTGAGTTTGAAGTTAACGCTTATGAGTTGGATAGATTAAGGGAGGCGGCTCAAGCTTTAGGTATGGACTATTCTAAATTAGTTGAAACGGCTAAACAAGGTGCTAAAGTTGAAAAATTTGAAGGGTTATTGAGTGGTAAAGGTTTAGACAAAGATACTATGGATGCCTTAACTGGTGCTGCAGAAATGGGTGAAAACGGGGCTTTTGTCACGATTGAAGGTAACCCAAAATTATTAAAAGATTTAACAGCAAGTGAGGCAGCGTTATTTGTTAATCAGAAAAAAAGTCAAGCAGAATTGGCTCAACAAGCAATGTCCGTTCAAAATAATTTTGATGCTATCAAAAATCAAATTATGATAGCTTTAGTTAAAATATTTGAAAAAATACCTTGGGATTCTATAATTCCGGTAATGAAAAAATTTGGTGAGTCTATCGTAGGTCTTATAGGTTGGTTTTCTCAAAACCCTTGGGTTGGTTTAGGTACTTTGTTGGCTTTATATTTTGGTCCTAAAATAATATGGCCAATAATTCAAGGTAGACTTTTTGGTAGTGCAGCCGCTGCATCTTTTAATGCTGGTACAGGTAAAAGTGGGGGGTTCTTGAGTAAGTTAAACCCTAAAAATTGGTTTAAGAAAGGTGGTACTTCACCGATGCCTGAACAATCTACGGTACCACCAACTACTGGAACCCCAAATCAAGGAGGAGGTCCTGGTGGTATGACCAAAGGACTTAACCCAATGGATATGATTAAAGGAGCTACAGCAATTTTAATATTATCAGCTGCTTTATTTGTATTTGCTAAAGCTTTACAAGAATTTGATAAATTACAAAATGGTTGGGAAAGTTTGGCTATAGCTGCTGGTGGTTTAGTATTATTATCAGGAGCTATGTTTGTAGTTTCTAAAATACCTACAAACAATGTAATACAAGGAGCTGTTGCAATAGGTGTTTTAGGTTTGGCCATGATACCACTTGGTATCGGTATGAGTTATATGCAAGGTGTTGATTGGGCGGTCTTATTGGTTGCAGCAGCTGCGATTGTTGGTTTTGCTTTTGCGGCAGAAGCTTTAGGTCCAATAGTAATGACACCGATGTTTTGGTTAGGTTTAGTAGGTTTGGCTGCAGCATCGGCTGTTTTATCAGCCTCACTTTGGTTATTATCTTTCGGTCTTGATGCTGTAACCCCTCCCATGAAAATGTTTATGGATAGTATATCAACTTTACCTGGACTTATTGTACCTTTATCGTTGTTGGGTCCCGCGTTAATATTAACTGGTGCTGGGATTGCTGTTTTATCAATAGCTCTTTTTGGTTTGGCGGCTGCTTGGTATGTGGGTGGTTCAGCTTTTACTGAAATGACTGAAAGTGTTAGTCAAATTGGTAATATAAACCCTTCTGGTTTAAAAGCTTCCATTGAAGCCATTAATTCTATAGATGTAGACAAACTTAATGCATTAAAGGAATTAAGTGGATGGATGTCATTATTAGGTGCTACAACTACAATTAAATTTGATGAATCATTAACAATAGATGGTTCTATACAATTATCAGGGCAAGCTGGTGGTAAAAATAACACCGATTGGATTAGTGACCCAATATTTGTTTCTAAATTAAAAGAATTTATTGCTGACGCCACAAAATCTGATAGAAACGGTGGTAAAGCTTAATTTATTATAAGCTTTATTATTTAAGCAACTTATATATTATTTAAGTTAGGATCCGCGCTAATATTAGCTAGAAAATTCTAACAAGTAAATATTTATAAAAAAAAAGATTTAATAAATGCCTTCAAACCCAGCAATAAATCCATTTAATTATAATATTGATAATTTTGATAGTGGTATATTAGGTCCGATATCAGACACTAATTTTCGTACTTATTTATTTACACATAATTTACCAGTAGCTAATAGTGTTATTAACGGTATTTTAGGAGGTAATCCTTGGCAAGATAGAGGAACAGAGTATGACGTGTCTCAAAGCAGTCCTAATATTGTGGATGTACCTAATCTACAAGATGTTGCACAAACACCATCACTTTACAATAACTTAACAAATCCGAGACAAGTTAATCTAACCAACAACCTTCAAAACCTTAATCCCGAGGTACAAAATACTTTAGGATTAAGCACGCCAATACAAGCTGGTTTAGGACAAGATGCAACAACACTTTTCAACACAAATACAGCTAATATAGATTTACCTTCACCAGAAGATATTTCAGATACACCTTCAGTTTATAATAATTTTACTTCACCAAGACAAGATAGTTTTGATAAAAACCCAACTTTTGTTGAGTTAGCGACTTGGTATCCCAGTTTAATACCGGCAATTAACCAAGCAGGTAGTTCTAAAAATACTTCTTACGGTGTTCCACAAACTTTAAAAATTGGTTTTGCAGGTAATGTTGAATCTTGGGTCAGTCCTGGTGGTGCGGTATCTACAGTTTCGGAACTTAGAGATACACAATTATTTTCTCCTGCAAACAATAAATGGGGACCAAATGAGATGATATCTTATTCTTATAAGGTTGATGAAGTTGTAAACCCTAATACAGGATTAATTCAATATAGTACGGCTGTACAAGGTGATTTTAGAGACCAATTATTAACAAGAAGTTTAGGTGTTGGTGTAATACCGTTTAGTACAATAGGTTCAGGTATTAATTTTAAACCTGATGGACAAAATATTTCTGAATTAGATAAAATAGCTAGAAAACAAAGAGGGGTAGAATTACTTAATAGAATAAAATTAAATTTTACTGATAATACCGTAGGTGCTTTAAACACAAGTCCATTTAATCTTTTAGCTGGAGGTAATTTAATAGAACAAAACTATAGTATTACAGTACCTAAAACAGGACTCGGTAAAGCTGCACAATTTGCTGCAGACCTTGCCGGATTTAATTTACCTACAAGTATTATACCTACAGATGAAGTTGGTAATTTGTTTGGTTTATATAACATTGATAATACATCGCCAGATATTACAGGAATTTTAGATTATACGGGTTCTGGGCAAAAATCTTTGTTATATAACGCACTTTATATAAACAAATACGGGCCAACATTAAACGCCAACCCACCGACAACTAGTTTGGGTCAAATAACTAAAGAAAAATTAGGAGCCGGACAAGCACCTAACACACAAAATTATTTAACACAAACATCTACAACTACAGAAAACACAGGACAAAGAAAAGACTCATTAATTAACGATATTAATCAAAAAGTAAAAAATGTCTTAAATAAGTCAAAAGAAAATGCTGAAAGTTTAAGGAGTAGTGTTTTTGATGATACATCTGCAGCTGAATGGGGTAGTGATAAATACGGTTCATTTTATGGTCGTTATGAACCTTTAGAATCTGTCGGTTTTGATTTAGCTGATGGCGCTGGTTTTAATGAAGGTGGTGGGGAGTTAAATTATAGTGATAAAGATGTTATACTAACAACTTATAATGGTACACCAGTAGAACAAGGTAGAGATATTACCATTGGTGTTACTGATGAAAGATTTGATTGGAGATCTAAAAATAATAATCAATTTAAAAAAGGTTTATTAAAATACACACAAGAATTAGTTAATAAATCTAATTTAGGTTCTGCAGCCGGATATATAGGGTATTTTGATTCAGATGGTAATACAGGGGCTTTAGTAAACGGAGCTCATCAAACAGGAGTTAAGTCACCAAAATCTAAACCAACAAATCCGTCTAAAGGTAATGTGGCCAGAAACTATAATTTTACAGACAACTCTGGTGGTGAATATTATTGTCGTTCTTGGTCTTCCCGTAGAAAATATCATACTTGGGATAATTTGGTCAGAAGTGACGGTAATTGGTGGAGGAAACAGTCAACTAACACTGATATGACTATGAATTGGGGGTACGATAAAACAACAGGTAGACCTTTAGGTACTCCTAAAATAGCTTGGGATAAAAATGATTTTGAAAGAGTTAAAAACATTGTAAACGGATCTAAAATAAAATCTGCGGTAATACCTTATATGTTATCGATAGAAAATTTGGCTTGGAAAGATGCTCCACAACACAATTCACTACCAGAATGTGAAAAAGGACCTAACGGTGGTAGGATAATGTGGTTTCCACCTTACGATATTAATTTTACCGATAGTAGTTCGGTAAGTTGGGATACAACGAGTTTTATTGGTCGTGGAGAAAATTTGTATACCTATAATCACACCGAAAGAAGTGGTACTTTAGATTTTAGTATAGTAGTTGACCACCCTGCGGCTCTGAATCAACTAAAAGATAGGTTTAAAAACTCTATAATGGATGAGGCCTATAATTCATTTTTTGCTGGATGTGATAACGAAACTCTTAAACAGATATTTGGTGATTTATTAGAAGATGGTGAAGATGTGATAATAGAAGAATATACTGAACCAGAAATCAATATTACATCTACTGACCCTGAAAACCCACCTTTTAATAACATCAAAATTTATTTTGAAAACGCAAGAAGAGTACCAGATAACACTTCCATAAAAGAAAGAAGACAATTAATAGGTAGAAAAGTTGATTTGGATAAATATGAAGTTACAGTACCTTCTTTAGTTAATGTAAATGAAAACCAATGGTTAATTAATAGTACTGAATATCCTTGTGGACCTGCGGGTACAAATAGTTACCCTTATTTAAATAAAGGTACTAAAGAAAATTTAGAAAAATTGGCTAGATTTTTAACTTGTACTGGTGAGTTTAAAGGTAAAGAAGACGGTAAAAATTTCAAAATTAAAGTTTTGGGTTATACCTCACCGGCACTTCCGAGTGACAATTATAACAAAACTTTAGCTTCAGATAGAGCTATAAATACTAGAGATTACTTATTAAAATTAATGTTAAATTATGAAAAAAATGATAAACCAGAAGTCTACTTACACGGTAATAAAGATTATGGAACTTACCCTACAGAAGAAGAATTAAAAGGATCACCATTAAGATGGTTTGAACCTATTGCTGAACCTAATGGAAAAAAGTTAAAAAGAGAATGCCAACCATCAGATAAATGTCTTGACAATAGTGGTAAACCCTCTTGTTGTGATGGAAACCCTTGTGATACTGAATTAAAAAGCGGTAGTGCCAACTCAAAAGCTGATAAACAAAGTAGATTTAGTGAAATTATTTTAATAAAAGATACTGAATTACAAGTAAGTTTATTAAAAAAACAAATAGATAAAGAGAAAAAAATTCAAAAAGAAAGAATAAAACAAATTAATAAAGAAAGACAAGAATTAGCTAATAGAAGTGCTGATAGATTTATTACTGAATGTGAATATTTTGAACAAATGAAACGAGACCAACCATTTGTTTATCAATCACTATCTGAAAAAATTAAATATTTCCACCCCGCATTTCACGCTATCACACCTGAAGGATTTAATTCAAGATTAACTTTTTTATTACAATGTACTAGACAAGGACCACAAATGATGGATTCGGAAATACCGTCAAATATGGTCTTCGGTCGCCCACCTGTTTGTGTATTAAGAATTGGTGATTTTTATTATACAAAAATTATTATAGACAGTGTTAATATCACTTACGAACCACTACAATGGGATTTAAACCCTGAAGGGATAGGGGTACAACCCATGATAGCTAAAGTTAGTTTAGGTTTTAAATTTATTGGTGGAAGTTCATTGGGTGGTCCTATAAAACAATTACAGAACGCTGTTTCTTATAATTTCTTTGCAAATACCGGAACTTATCAAAAAGCGAAACAACTTTCTGATGAAACAGGTAAAAGATTAAAATTAGTTTATGGGGCTTTCTTAAAACCAAGTGATATCGATACAATTTTCTCTGAAAATGATGTAAACCTTCTTAAGGCTGAAGAAAAATCTAAAGAAGATAATAAAAACACGGCTAACACTACAGCGTTGGGTACTGAAACAAACCCAATTATACTTCCTGAAATAGATATAACAACTAACACACCGGTTAATACACCAACAAGTGAGGTTAAATCAACTGAGGGTGATAACAGACCACCTACGCCACCACAACCACCAAATGGGGGGGATGATGTAATAATTAGATTACTTAATAAAGATGGGGTAGAATATTCTAACAACCCTAACCCAGTAAGTAATACATTTTACGGTGTTGCTGGAAGTGACCCTAACTTTACCTTAGAAAGTGCAAGTCAAATTTTAGTAAACGTTAAAAAACCAAACGGAAGATATTATGTGTTACAGATTTTTGATAAAAGAAAAGAATGTTGTGCGGATTTTAATCCAGGTCACCTTAAAGAACCTATAGGCCCTTTAGGGATTAAAATCACCCCAAGTACGGGGACAAAAGTTACCCAAAAATTATCTGGTAATTTACAAGAATGTCCTAAGTGTGATGTTGTATCTAGTACAGGTACTTTTACAAAAGGACAAATTACCACATCTATTTCTATACCTTATTACGCAACACCTTTAGATCCTAATAACAATGTACTTAGCTCAACTAACGACAAATATTGGTCAGGAGAAGGTGTTTTTGATATAGAAATTACTTATAACCCAGGGTTAAGTCCTGTAACAAATCAACAACAAGAGGTAATATTAAGAACTCAAATAACATTACCAAAAACATAAAATTTTATGGCAAAACAATATTACGACAGATATCAAAATTTTAGAATTAATAATGAAATTAAAGTTCTTCCTTTTATAAAAATAACCGATAGGTCGACAGACATAACAATTCAATACAAAAGTAATAAAACAAGACTTGACATTGTTTCAAACACCTATTATGGTACACCTTACTACGGTTGGCTAATTATGCAAGCAAATCCACAATACGGTGGTTTAGAGTTTGATATACCTGATGGTACTATAATTAGGGTACCATTCCCTTTATTAAACGCTTTACAAGACTACCAACAACAAATAAATAACTATAATGTTTTATATAAAATTTAAATATGGCAGAGTACAGTAAAAGTGAATATACACCTGAATGGATAAGTAGAGAACAGGGTGTTAGGTTTGTAGATCCTAACCCTTCAGGAGAAATTGTACCACCAGAAGATTTATTTATTTACGTAAAACTTAAGGCTAGACAAAAAACAAAATCTATAATTACTGAAGGTGTTAATAAAAACAAGTACGGTAATGATATAATTTTAAGTGTACCACAAAAAACTGTAGAAAGTGTCGCAGGAAATAAACTGTTCCAACCGAAAGATTATTTAACAACTGATTGGACAGAAATTGGGGGTCATTTAACAAATAGTGAAAAATTATATATTGACTATGAAGGTTTTGGTATAACTAATATAGATATTGAGATTAAAAGTCAAACATCACCAAAAGTGGTAATAGATTTTATAGATGTACGTGGTGCGACATTGTTTGAACAAGGTTCTTGTTCACCATATGGTTTATTTTTTAGTTTGCCCTACCCAATTTTTGAATTAACTGTTAAAGGTTATTACGGTAAACCCGTAAATTATTACTTAAATTTAGTTAAGTTTAATTCTAAATTTAATTCCGATACTGGTAACATGGAGTGTAGAGCCGAATTTATCGGTTACACTTTTGCGTTTTTAGCTGACGTAATAGTTTGGTATGTTTTATCTTCACAGTTTTTAAAAGAAAATGACTACCAACCAAGACAAAAATTAAGAAATAAATATATTGCCACAAAAGAATATTACAATACTGGTAGAAATGTACCTTTACCTGGAGATATTGCGGAACCTTGGTGTGATAATCCACAAATTGGTCAAGGTAAATGTACTACAATTGGGGATTTGTTAACTTTTTTAAAGACATTTGATGAGACAAGTAAACCAGAGATTGTAGCATCACCAGATTATAAAGAGGTTACTGATTTAATTCAGTTAGAAACTAACTATAAAACCTATAGAGGACAGGTTTACGAATTAATAAAAAAGTTAACTGAAGAATACCCCACCTCTTTTTTACCGAGTACTTCTAAACAACAAGGACCTTCTAGATTTGTTTTTTCTGATGATGAAGTTAATAGATTAACTACATCCGGAGGTACTATATCCAGCTACTTAAATACTTCAACAGGGTATTTAAAGGAAAGTATAAAAAACGTTTTAACCTTTAAAGTTAATAACAACTCTGTTTATAAATCACCTTATAACATTTTTTGTGGAGTTTCAAGCCCCGATCAGTTTGATCAACCAACACAGCCAACGACTTATAATTTATATGACACCAATTTTTTTAAAAATAGTAATTGGTTATCCTCTAAAATAAAAAGTAATTTAGGTTATAGTTCTCCTACAACTACAAACGATGTTGTTAATAACGTAACAACTAATTTTATTGATTTAGGATATGTTTTACAAGATATTGAAGAAGAGATAAAAAAAATTACTGGTGATAATGGTATTTTAACACAAAAAAGAAGGTTACTTATTGATAATATTAATGCCTTAATTGAACAAAAATTAGGTTTTAGACCTTCTATTAGAAATATTTTTACAGTTATTTTATGTAACACAGATGCCTTTATGGATGTTCTTTTAGATGTTTATGCGAAAGCTGAAAAATATCATGATGACAATAAAGGAGAGCTTGAAAACTTTAGAAAAAATAATGGTTCTACTAGTAGTGTGATAAGTGGTGAAGAAAAAGTTTATCCTTGGCCAACTTATATTAAAAAGGCATATGTTGCTACTAAAGGAAACTCAACAAAACAAGGCGAAAAAGAAGTTTTTCCTGGAAGAGATTTTCCTAATTGGTGGGAGGTTAGATTTGTTGAAGATTTTATTAAAGCAATGTTAGAAGCTAGAGACTTTTTAGATATATTGGATGATAAAACTGAAGGTAAACCAGGTTACGATAACTATGTACCTACAAACCCTTTAGAATCTAGAATGTGGTATAAAAATTCACCAATTAAATACACCAAAAAAACATCTAGAGAAGAAATATACCAAATAATTGGTGAAAGAATGTTTATAACTTTGGATCATACCTTTTTCCAACCAATTAGATTAACTGATGACGCTCTTTATATACCTAAAATAGGTGTCGGTGACAATTGGAATCCTTTACAAAAAGCGGAAATTGGTGACGATAACGTTACAGCAAGATCAGGAGAAATAGATTCTTGGAATTTATTAACAAGTGTTGATACCCTTAATACATTATCTTCTATTTGTAATGAGGTGACACCAGAGTCATTCATCCAAGAAGTTGAAAAACAACTAACATTAAACGGTAGTTTAACCACTTTTAAAGGTTCACAACTTAAAAAAGTTACATTAACAAAAACATACGACCAATCAAATACTGAAATAAACTATACATACGGTTTTAAAGATGATGACACTTTTTATGTATACAAACCAAACGGTGATGGTTCTATTATTTTAAAAAATGATAGGGATAATGGTGATATTAAAATTTATTCTGATCCACACAAAATGGACCCTAGTAATTTAATTATGATTATTGAGGCACCTAATGGACAACCAGTTCAAGGATTTCAAGAAATAAATTTTCCAGATAATAATAACACCGGCCAAAAATTAAAAGCATCTTTAGATAATTGGGCAAGAGTTTTTAAGAAAAGTATTAACGATATTAATTTCGCAACTTCAGCATTTAATCAAGATGATGAAAAATACCCTAAAGAATTAACAACCGTTTTTGAAGGTCAAAAAATTGTTGAGTTTAGAAAAAATCAAATGTTCTCAACTTTTATCATGTCCTTTTTGACAACCAGTAATAGTATAAATTGGTCTAGTTGGTGGGAAGATTCTGATGGTAATTTTACTAAACAAACAAAAGAATCTTATGGTGGAGAAGTGGTATCAAATATGGGTTTAATAACTTATTGGAATAAAGAATTAGGGGTTGTAGCTAATGAAGAAGTTAATGGTGTTGCTTTATTTAAAAACGATTTTGTTAAAGAAATAACTGGCTTTAATGCTATCACCTCAGAGAAAGTACCTAATGACACCCAATTTTTAGAAAAATTTATTCCCGAAACGGCATTTGAAGGTACAAAAGCTCCAGAAATAGAACTTAATGATTTATATTCAGGGTTAATAACAACACCTATATGGTTAGATAATGTTAATAATTTTAGAAAGTTGGCTAGACCTAATGCTGACCTTCTAAACCCAGAAACCCAAAATAAAAACCTAGCCTATTTATTTTTACACTCTTTAAAATCAACACCTTTTATTAAAAGGATAATTGACGATGACGGCCGTCTTTACAGTATTAAAAACCAAAGTGACGGTAATCCTAGCTTAATATGGTCATTAAAAGCTTTTAATTCTATTGCAGGGGTATCAAAAGTACCTAAAGCATGGTTATTAACATTAGGATCCCAACTTTGGCGATGGGGTGAATTTGTTAATAACCCTAATACTAAAAATACTGATGGTACTGGTGGTTGGAGTAAATGGAAAAAACCTTTAAATTGTTATAATTGTGGTAATGGTGAAACACCAGAAGGTAATGATCCTTTAATACAACCAGGATTTAATAGTTTTGAAAGTGTAAACGTAAGAAAAAGATGGAAATGGCCTACTAACGACAGTAAAGATACTAATAATGATGTTTTAACCGTATACACCAGAAACCATGTGGATACCTATTTAAAAGGTGTATATGGTGGACAAAACCGCATCAATTATAATAAAAATATTAACAAATCTGTTTTTGGGTCAAACTATCAAAATAGAGAATACGGCCAAATTATACATGATATTGGCGGTGACAGTGATTATGATGTTATAGGTTTTAGATATTTTTCTTTTGTAAAAGAAAAATGTCCTACCTGTTTAGGTGAACTAGGTAAAGCTACGGCAAATCTAAATAGTGGTGGATCTAATAGGTTAGATATAACTAAAGATTATTCTTGGCCTTTTATTTATATAGCACCACACCACATACCTTATGTTTCACCAGAAGTTTTTAATGATGGGGATGATGGTGGCGGTACCAATTTTGTTTTAATAACCGACCAATGGATAGGACTTCAAGATTATGTTACTTTGATGCCTAACACTATTGACGGTAAAAATTATGATGAAAGTACTGTTGGTACTTCTGAAATAACAACTACTAACCCACAGTATTTACACGGACCTGGCAATATAAATGGTGAATATACTACTAGATCTAGATATGAAGACGGTAATTTAGGTATGGTCATACAGTATTTACCTGACAATGTTAAAAACTACATAGTTAAAATATTTGAGGATTGGACAATAAGTAGTGAATGGAATGATATGTTAAAAATTATAGATCCGATAAATTTTGATACTTCAGCCTCAGTTAGAACCATATCACCTAGTAAATATTCTTATTTTAACGGTGATAAAACCCCGGCTTACAATTTATTTAACGGACTACTTGTAGATAATTGGTTACTAGCCCCCAATCAAAACGAAACCTTAATGAAACTTTTGACGGACCAGTATTGGATTTTAAATTCAACACCTAAAATTTGGTATGGTATAGGGGATACTAATAATAATAACAATTTTAATTTAAACGGTAATGAAGGTTTTGTTGTCAGTGAAAAACAATTAACTACTTATTTAACTTCTTTTTATACTAATTACAGAGCTTCCATTGAAGATAGAAAAAAAGATTTAGTAGAGCAAGGTAAAGAAGAAATTTCTGGTTTAGGTGATACAATATTAGATGATGATGATATTAAATTATCTCTTTATAGAACCTTTAAATCTTTATCCGATAAATGGATTTCCGCATCAAGTACAGGGAAATTATTTTTTAATATTAGAGAAACTGGAACAGGAAGTTCTTGTGGTGGTAGAGGATCTACACCAAAGGCTACATTAGCATCACATTTTGAATACGTTAATAGAGTTATGGGTGATATTGGTGATATCGCAGTGATAGATATTACAAAATTAAACGAACTTAAGGATAATAAAAAAATTAGTTTATATCAGTATATTTCTGATTTATTAACAGAAAATGAGTATATGTTCTTTCCACTACCAACCTATGTTAATTTTGGGGTTAAGGGTGTAAAAGATGAAGATGTTTTAAATATGTTTAGACCTGTCCTTAGTTTAGATGACGTTAGTTGTGGCCCTTTATTTTTATGTATGTTTGTTGGTGGGTCATCTAGACAATTAAAAATGAAAACAAATGTTAATTGTCCCATAGATCAAGAAATTCTAGATAATATAGAAGACGACGGATTTAGCTTCCAAGACCCTAACAAACCTGATGAAATAGCGAACCCAAATGATCCTTCATATCAAAGTGAAGGTTATACTGCTTTTAGAGTTTTATATGGGGCTGAAAATCAAAACCACTTTAAAAATATACAATTAGATCAATCAGAATTTAGTGAGACAGCTGAGTCTTTATTAGTTATTGACAAACTGACACAACAAGGTGGTAATGATAAATCTAGTAAGGGTCAAAATCTAAATGCTATGTATCTAACTCGTTCTTATACATGTACTATAGAATCTCTAGGTAATATGATGATACAACCTATGAGTTATTTTGATTTACAAGGTGTACCTATGTTTAGTGGTGCTTTTATTATAACGGAAGTTAGACACAATATTAAACCTAATCACGCAACAACTACATTCAAAGGTGTTAGACAACCAAGAGCAACAGTACCTATTGTTACCGATGCGGCTGTTGCGATGAATATATCCTTTAAAGGTGTTACACCAAGTACTACTGGAAGACCTTTATCTGAAGTGGTTAAAGGCGGTGACGGTACTAGCGTTGGTACTACTACAGAAGTGTTTTCAACAGGAGAGTTTGAACAAATAATAACTAAAGAAGAGTCTGTAAAAACCCCACCTACCTTAGATGAGATATTAACAGTGATGAATAAAAATAAAGGAGTTTTTTATTCTGAAAAAAGACCTAATACTGAAAGTGGTACTAGATTTTTAAAAGATGCTAGAAATATTTTGATTAAAGACGGTGTTTATGATCCTAATAAACCTTATATAATATATACCGACCCATATGTTGTTAATATAGTTGGTATAAGAAATTTTGTTCAGACACCAAACTCTTTTGATGATTATTTAGCTGTTTTCTATAAAGACCCTACTTGCACTAGTTGTAAAAATAATTGGCAATTTAAAGTTTGGCAAATTACTACCGACCCTGGTGTTACGGGTGGACAAATTTACACTGTCAATACTGACCCTACTGAGGCTAAATCTAAGTTAGGTGCCGGATTTATAGCTGAAGGTCAGTATGTAGGCTCTCATATAACAGGTATACATTTAAGTAAATATTCGGCTCTAAGTAACCAAAGACCCATGTTAATCTATAGGGATAATGATAAAGACATTTGGGCCGAAAAAAGAATAAAATCTTTAACTTTAGATACACCTAATATGAATATTCACGCAAGTGGTACTAAAACTAGTTCTTTAAAAGAAGTTGATGATTGGTCGGCCGGATGTCAAGTATTTAAATTACCTGGTGACTACATGGAGTTTTTAGATATCGTTTTAACAAAGGCTAAAAACCCACAAGTAGGATCATCAACAACCAAAGTGGTTTTAGGCCAACTCAAAAATTTTATACCAAACGGTTCTACATTAAAAGAAGGTGATAGTGTACCTGTAAGATCATTTACATATACATTGTTAAATACCGCTGAATTCGGTAAGCCGGCCAATGTCCCAATTGGAGATCCAATTTACGAACATTACATACCTGGTGGTGCTAGACAGGGAAATTCGAATAACTCACCTGTTACAGGAGGGGGTTGTACACCAACTTCAGGACCTGCAGATCCTAACCAATATAAACCGTCAGTTTTAAAAGATAAAAGTGTTGGGATAAAAGGTGGTATAAAATGGAATGATATTGATCGTAAAAACCAAAAATATCTTTGGCAAGAATACGCACCATTATTTGAAAGTAACAGTACAATAAAATCATTACCTAAAGGCATTAAGTTATTGATGGTTGCTCAGGCAATTCAAGAAGGTTATTTCCCAAAAGAAGGCAACAGTCGAGCTGCCAGAGCTTACACCACTAAAAACCCAGGTAATATTGGTAACACTGATAGTGGTAAAAACACAAATCTAGGTGATATAGTAAATGGTACCTTGGCTCAAGCCAAATACATCTATTCTTCTGTAAATAAATTATCTTCAGCACCTCAAGATGTAAAAAATGCTAAAGGAAAAACTGCTTTTTACGGAAATTCTGTTGGAAAAGAAATTACTATAGCAAATGATTATAGTTCAGAACAAAAAAAATGTGTACCAGGAGTTAAATTTTTATATGAACCAAATTTGTATCAGTATTTAGCTACTTACGCCACTGGTCCTAGATCAAATAATAATTATTTAAATTTTGTTACAGGATTTTTTAATTATAATGGTGTAACTATAACACCTGAGACTAAAATTATTGATTTATTTAATATAACTTAAACTCTATTTCCACACTGAGGACCAAGACCACTTTTGATTGAATCAGGGGTGGTCAGTTTTCTACCACATTTACCACATTTACCTGAATGGTAATTTTTAACCGTTGTGTAAATATTGGGGTTTTTAATATAATGTTGAAAAAACCATTCTATCACCCTATTGGAAATAGCGGAAGAACTAATTTTACTTTTTGGTGAGTGACGATATAATTGATTTGAACCACCAAAAAAAGTACCTAAAAAAGTATAACAAGATTCATTATCCGAACCTGTTAAAACAGAAACATAAAAGATATCCGACTTTACATTCAAGGTACCCCAACCAGCTTTACGAACACGAAATGTAAAACGATTACCTGTTTTTTCGTTAACAGTAGTAAAAACAGCTGTACCAGCAAAAATAAAACTTTTTAATGTTTCAGAAGTAAGTAAGTTTGATTCGGTTTCTTTTTTCATCTTAATCTGTTATATTTAAGACAAAGATAAAAAATGATTGTTGTCGGCAATATAATTTCAAAAGAAAGTTTTACGGGAATACCCAACAATTTTAATATTTTAGAAGAGGTAAAAAATAACGAAATACCTAATTTAATAGTTGGTTGGGAATTAACTAAAACATTATACCCTGAAGCATCAATTTTAAGAAAAAAAATAAAAGATAATGTTTATTGGACTTTTTCTTCAGTAGAAAAAAGAAATATCTTTGAAAATGATTTAAAAAAATTTATAGAAAAATCCTATAAGGACTACACCAAAAAAATAAAATTTTTTAATATAGACCCAATCATCTATAAAATAAATAATATCGATGAATTAATTATTAAAATTAAAAATGTTGCAAATGGTTTTGCATATTTATATTTAAATAAAGTTGTGTATGTATACCATGACTTTGTTATTTACTCTATTGACTTAGAACAACTTGATTTCATAGGTTTTGATAGGGGAATAATTTTGAGTACATTAAAAGAAATAACAAACTTTTCGGAGGGGGAGTTAAAAAATTTTAAGAATGAACTCAAATATTTAGATATAAAATATTTGCCATACTTAATATATAAAGATGCAACAAAAAGTACTACTCTTAGCCTCGTTTCTGAAGGCTGATTATCTAGATAACTTTCTAGAAAAAATTAGAAAAAAATTTAATGTTAAAAAAGAACAAGTTTTTTTCTTTAAAGTTGATACGGGCGATTATCTTTTAACATATAAGATTCAAATTGATATCGAAAATAGAATTAATATTAAAAAAGAACTACCAAAAACAATTCAAATACATAAAAAAGGTGATACAATTTTCACAATTAATGCTTTAAATAAATTAATTGAAAAAGAAAGCGGTTTAGCCGGGAATGTTAATCATAAAGATTATAAAATTAATTGGGATAATTATAAAAATAAGGTGATTATGTTAAAGGGTGATAATCTTGAGATAAACAATATTGAACGAATATTTTTATCGGAGTCTTGATATTTATAAATAAAAAAGCTTATGATTACAGATAGAAATAAACAAAAATCTGAAAAAGAACTTAAGTCAAAACTAGATTCTTTTTTAACTAATCAAAAACAAAATAATTGTCAGGATGAAGAATGTTTAATGAACAACCCTGAAGAAATTGTTAAAAGAGAAAATAAGAAAATCATTACAAATGATGGTCGTCAGCTATTAAGTGAATATACACAAAGATAACATGGAAAAAAATTTATCAAAAGAATTACAGGAGTCTTTAAAAAGACATAAAGAACTTCTTGGTTATGATCCTATTAAGGGAACTTCTTCTTTAAATGAGGTTAGAAGACATACTTATTTAGCCGATGATACAGATTATGCTGAAGGTAATGAAGAAAATGAGGAAGATGCTGGAACAGAAGAGGGTGAGGATAACCCAGATTTCGATTTTGGTGGTGAGGAAGGTAAAGAAGAAACTGGTGACGATACTGAAGTTGAAGAAGGTAAAGAAGAGGATGAATTTGGTACAGCCGATGAATTTAGTGCAGCAGATGAAATTGAAGAAGAAGGTGATGATGTTGAGGAAATCGATGTCACCGATATTATTAAAAAAGCTGATGACGCTAAAGGTTATTCTGAAAAAGCAGTTAAAGCTGCTGAAGAAGGTAAAAATATGATTACCGATTTAATGTCTAAATTTGACGCATTACAATCTACTTTATCTAAAATAGATTCAGTGGCTAACGAATTAAACATTATTAAGAAAGACATTCAATCACAAAAACCAAAAGAAAAATTAGAATTACGTTCTTTAGACTCATACCCTTTTAATGTTAAACTTACTGATTATTGGAACGATGAAAAATTAAAATCTAATTACGAAATTAATGGTGGAACACCTGATGCACAAAGTCCAGATGGTGAAGTTAAAGTTTGGAAATTAGACCCTAATGAAGCTAAAGATTTTAGTTCAATAGATGTTAAAAAATCTTTTGTTCCTGAATCTAAAAACAAGAAAAAAATAATTTAACCACTCATAAAATAGTATTTTATGGCAGACCCATCAGAAATGATGGGTTTCTTTTTTTAGCCTATTTACAAATACAGGTTTTAATATTATTATTAACCTAACGTATACAATGATTGTACTGCGTATGAATAAAATGTTAAACAATTTAAAAACAAAAACAAATGAGTAATGTGTTAGATGCGATTATGTCGCAGTATGAAAAAAACAAAAACTCTGGGGGTGGAAAATCCTTTGAGGAAAAAGATTTCTCTAAGTACTTTAATCCACGTTTGGAAGATGGGGAAAAGAGTGGTGAAGTAACCATTCGTTTAATGCCAACTAAAGATGGTGCATCACCATTTGAAGAAGGTTATTTTCACGTAATGCAAGTTAACGGACAATGGAGAAAACTTTATTGTAGAGAACACAACGATGGTGACACATGTCCATTGTGTGAGGTTGAAAAAGCTTTAAAAGCTACAGGTAGTGAAGAAGATAAAAAAATTGCCAAAACCTACAAAGCTTCTAAATTTTACTTGACTCGTGTAATTGACCGCTCAAAAGAAGAAGACGGTGTTAAAATTTGGCGTTTCCGTCACAATTACAAAGGTGAAGGTGAATTAGATAAAATGATTCCACTTTTCACTAAAAAAGGGAATCTTTCTGACGGTCGTGAAGGTCGTGATCTTATTCTCATGTTAGGTCGTGGAGATAAAAACAACACAAAAGTTACTTCTATTATGGCCGAAGACCCTTCAATGTTAACAAACGACAAAGAAAAAGCAAAAGTTTGGGTAAAAGATACTATGTCTTGGAAAGAAATTTATAAAGCTTCCCCTGTTGAGTATCTTGAAATCATCGCTAATGGCGAAAACCCTGTTTGGGATAAAAAACTTGAAAAGTTTGTTGCCAAAGGTGAAGAAACAGTGAAGAAAGAAACTGGTACTACGAGTGCTAAATATAAATCCCCAGTCATCGATGATGAAGCTGAAGATGATGATGAAATGCCATTTTAATTAAAAGAATATGTCTACAACAAAGAAAGCAATAGGTAAAAAAGAATTCTCACTTGATAGTTTGAA